CATGAACCCTTCCGTCCTTACCAAGAGCTTCTAGCCAGCTATCAATCTGTGCTATCCGCTTTTGTAACATCATGTACTCTGCTAAGGTTTTTGCTTCTGGGAAGTCGAGGCTTTCGAGCGTGGTTTCGTCGACGATGACCGACCCTTTTTCTGTAAACTTGTTAGGCTTCCACCCCTTTTCGGTGAGTCTTTCGGCAATTTGCTGCCGACTGCCGGGATTGAACGGCTCGATGATGTCTTTGAGCGGTTTCCCTGACGTTTTGTGAACTCTTCCAGTGGTGACTTTATCGGGGAAGATGATTGCCATTTCAACCTGAATAGCGTCCAACTTAGTTTTAAGTATAGATAGTAGTTGTAAAGCCCCAGCTTCATTGAGTTTGAAACCGTTTCTTTCTTGTTCCGCAACGATGATTGCAACCTCGTGTTCGAGTGTGATACTTTCTTTTGAATAGCCATTCTTCATCTCCTGAGTTAAATGTTCATACAACTTCTTTGTTACCAATGTATCTTGAATACAATACTCTTCCATCTCCTTTGACCAACCACTATCAAAGTCTGTGAACTCTCCCTTAGCAAACCCTAAGCGTTGTCCCCAAGCAGCAAGGCTGTGTCCATCTTCTAAGCTAGGGTTATACAATCTAGACAACACCAGCGTATCTACTACCTGTGATTTCTTTACAGTAACACCCCAAACTCGCTTCAACACTGGGAAATCAAAGAAGATGCCGTTGTGTGCCACAATTTCAGTTGCGTTGTTAATGTACGTCTGTAACAACTCAGGAGTCTTAAAAGTAAACCATTCATCTGTATCAATATTCCTAGTAACAACGACCCAAATCTTGTCATGTGCTAAGTTGGTTTCAATATCAAGAATTATCCTCATTCGATTATTTTAACCAAATCTGTCAAACTAATCAAGTACATTCTTGAAGTGTTGTCATCACCACCACGAATCATCTTAGGCATATTCTTGGTAATATAGGAGCGTAGTTTAGATACCGGGAACACAAGCGTCATAATAATGCCATTACCAATAGCAAGGTTATGGAACCAGTAGTCTGCTTCAGTAGAAGCAATACCACTCGGACGACCACGACTCTCAAACTCAATAACGATGTTGCCTGTAGACTTCCATTTATCTCTTTCAGTCTTAACTTCTATCTTTTTGTTCTGTAGCATATCCGCTACTTTTTGCTCAAACACCTGTCCGTACTGTAGGTCAAGGTCAAATCTTTTGTCGTTGTTAAACATTTCAATCCCTGTGTCCGTAAGGTTCAGCATGAACTCCATTAACAACACAACATCCGTTAATATCTATGTCGCAGTTTGGATAACTATAACAACCTATATGTTCATCATAGTCGCTACTATTCCATTCTCCAACGAGGTGTCCAATCTCATACCAGTCTGGGTCGTAATATCCAACACGGTGGTGAGATATTGCAACATCCCTAGACATTTCCCAAGCTGTTTGCCATACCTGACATAACGGTTTTAACGCACTCCATTTTTCATTTGTAAAATGCGTATATGCTTTTTTCATGTCTTTTTTATAGTGTTTAGGTATCTCTACTTTCATTTTATATCCTTATATACAGAGTTTAATTAAACCACCTAAGTACATCAATACCGCAACTGCTTCAACAACAAACAAAGCATAGTCTTTCTGATAGACACCTGACCAAGCCCATAATCCGCTGCCAACTAAACCAAACCACAGGTTTAAGGGGAAAATGTTAAGGCTAGTTAAGGCAATGCCAATCAAACAAAGAGTTGTGCCAGTCCACTTAATCATTCCTATCACTATCGTCCATTCGTTTAATCTCATGGTCAATCAAGTTCTTCGCAGCTTGAAGCGACCTGCTTAGTAACTTCATATCTTCTAGATGGTATTCTGCAATGCCTCCAGCCGGAATACGATAAGCCTCTAAAGACTGTCTAACAATTTCTTTTAGCGTTGTTGCAAACTGTACAGGCTCATCAGAATCACCGAACCAAAAACCATAGTCAATCGCACCATTCTCAGCAATCCAAGCATAGCCATCTAATTTAATATTTTTCTTACTCATTTTTCATTATCCTTTCTAATACTGCTAACTTTTCATCATCAGTCATTACATACCATGTACTGATTTCTTCTTTGGTTCGATTACAATCATTACATTGTTGTATCGTAATGTCGTAAGTACATTTACCTATACAAGGCGATTTAACCATTTCTGTTTTCCATTTCCATAAGTTATTCCAATTCGGTAAGTGTAGTGGCGGACATTTCCAAACCATTACACATTCCTCCAGTACCTATCTTTAGGGTTAGCCAACATAGACTTTAACAATTCATCCACCGACCTAAACCACTGAGTCACTTTCATGCCATCATGCTGCATGATTGTAAAACTCACTTACCCTCCGCAATAAACTTATCAACGGCAACATCAATCTCGTTACCAATCATCCAACGCCATTCGCTCATGTCACCATTACAGGCAATCACAGATGGAGCCACTAAGCTAGTATCAACATCCCATGACGCACTGCGTAGCCAGCGATAACGCTCTGCATCAGCATAGATTTCGGTGTTATCTTGGATACGTCCAAAGACATCCTTGTTCAGTGTACGCAATCGGTCTATCTCTAGACACAATGCGTTGATGTAATTGCGAGTGACGGCATACTCATCGTGCTTCGCATAATCTCTTGCTGCTTCTACTAAGTCTCTCATGGTGTGTCCTTAATTGTAAACTGGAATATCTTTACCAATATCGTGTATGTGGAAAGAAGTAAGTAATGACATACATTCATAGTCAGTAAGAGGAATAACTGTTCCATTTTTGTAGATGACAGTTTTGTCTTTAATCATCTCGATGTCGTTATGCTTAATTAAAATATCTGTTAATTTCATACTCATAGTGTGTCCTTTATCTCTAACATTCGTCCAGTTTGTCCATTATACAACAATGAGCCACAATTACCAGTGTAGCCACTAAAGCGGTTCTTTAGCACACGCACCGAGGTAGTATTACGCTCAATCATGTCCATTGCTTGTCCGTTACGCTCTAATCCTATCACGATGTCAGACAACTGTGCAATAGCGCCGGAGCCACGCAACTGTGCTAAGGACGTTGCAGCTCCTTCCTCATGACCTTTGCTATCAGGACGCTTGAGGTGTGAGACACAAATCAAACTAATGCCTGTTTCCTGTACCAACATACGCAACTTAGTCATAATGGAATCCAAGGCTTTGCGCTCGTCTCCAACATCACCACCACTAACGATAATACTAAGATGGTCAAGAAAGACATAGCCACAATTAAGCCCTTTAGCCATGTAACGCACTCGATTGACAATATTTTCCAAACTAGTACTGCCGAAATGGTCAAACAGATAAATGCGGTCACTTCCGAGTGTTCTATCAAAAGCATTTTTTAGCTCCTCTGGTGATACATCAACATCAGGTAAATGAATTGGTTTGTTTACTGCCAAAGACATGAGGGAACGAGCAGTCTTGCGGACTCCCTCTTCAAGAAACATAAGTCCGATTTTGTCAGTTGTCTTGTTAAGTATGTGCCATACAATCTCTCTAAGAAATTGAGATTTGCCAAGTCCACTTCCTGCAGTGACCATGACAAGCTCCCCCTTGCGTATGCCATACGTGAGTTTATTAAGTCCCTCGTAAGGGTAGTCGCAATCAGCCTTCTCAATAGGCGCTGACACAATGTCCCAGAGGGTGTTGCCTTGAATAATTCCATCAGGGACATAAGACTCAGCAGACCACCAAGAATCAATAAATTCTTTGCCAGCACCATTCTCAAGATAATCACACGCATCTTTGTATCCTTTCTTATGCTTCATTACTTTAACCTTGCCACCGAACAACTCCGCAACTGCTTGTGATGCTTTAATTCCCGGCTCATCAGCATCAAAACAAATCACAATATTCTCAAATGAATCAATCAATTCATATTGCATCTTGCAATCCTTCAAAGCTGCTTGTGCGCCACTTCTAACACTTACACAAGGATACTTACTACCTTGCATCTGATAACTTGCCAGTGCATCTAATTCACCCTCACAGATAGTCAAGTAGCGAC